CATTTGACCTCTTACAAATCCATGATCAACTAGTGTTGTTACAACTCCAGGATTAGCTGCTGTTATGTTTGCAATATTACGTTTTCTTGGATTAAACATATTGTAAACAGTAACGTTTGGAGCAACATATCTCCAATATCCATTAGCCCCTGCAATTGCTCCTGGTGCTTGTGATAATGTATTTGCAAGTCTAAAGCTTGTGTTTGCTACTATTGTATCAATAGAAAAATCTTTTCCATTAAGGTTTGTATGAGCAGAAGATTCTATTCTTACAATGTTTCCAGTAGCAAGTGTTCCTGTATTACCAGTAGAATAAACCGGTTGTGTTGCATTTGTTCCTGCTGTAACTGCTATTGGTGCTCCAGGAGTTTTATCAGTAGAATCTATTAAAGATATTCCACGATATACTACACCATTAAATCCAATTGCAGATGTAGATCTTGAAATTACTTGTGTAGCTGCAGCATGAAAATCAAGAATCGAATCGTCATTATCCATGCCTCTTTGCCAATACCATGTTACCGAATCCCATTGAGTAGAAGCTGCAATATTTGTAAGGTTGTGAACCTCAACCCAGTCAACATCAGATCTAAGAGGTATAATCTTATCTGTGCCATCTGATGTGAAGTAACCTTGTTGAATAAGTGTATTATAAGCCATGATTGTTCCTTTCTTAGCTTAATGTGGCTCTAAGATTTATTACCCACAAGTCATTGGTTATTCTAGGAACTTCCGCAAACTTGTATCCGACTGACGCATTAAGTGCTAATGGACCATCATAAATTGGAGGTCTATATATAAATTGTGCGCTATAGCCATCTTGCTCAATACAAGCATATGCTTCCATACCAACACAAAAAATATTAAATACATCTGCACCAGCACCTGAAGAAGTTGCTGTTACTGATCCAACTGAAGATACCAAGAAACGTAAATTTCCTACTGATCCCCATTCAGATCTTAATGTAGAGCTTTGATCTGGATATTGATTCTTATGAATAAATCCAGCTGTTGCTGTTAAGTCAGATGTTAAAGAAGTATTGCACATTGCAAAATATGCATCTCGAACTGGAGCTGTACCAAACTTATCATCACCCTCAATGTTATCCATGATGGTATAAGCATCATTTCCAAGAAGTGTTCTGACTGTTGTTTCAACATCCGCTCTTGTTACTTCAGTTGGGCTATCACCGTTAACTCCAGCAACACAATCAATAGTACTTGCTGTAGCAGCCAACATATCTCGTGTTAATTGATCTTCTGTTTGACGAAGTGATACACCTAATCTCTTAGCAGCTTCGTTTAATACCATTCTGTTACTTTTATGACCTCTTTTGAGGCGGGTAGATCTTCTCAGCCTACCTCTCTATGTTTCCATAGAGTTCAGAGCACCGCATCACGGTTTCCCGTGCCTTCTCGCTTGCTTCGTTTACGGTGGCTTTCGCCTTCCGCCTTGTTGTCTCCAGCATGACCTGGTAAGAGTTTCAAGTCCATCAGAGAAGGTTTATAGACCCCATTATTTGCTGTCAACTTCTATGCTAATATGTGGCTAGGGTCTTGAGATTGCAGAGTCACTTGCTCATTAAGCAAAATGTACTTTCCGTAGAAAGACATGCGGGCATCTATGTCAACCGCGCTTAACGTATCTGCTGGAGGAGTTACTCCTGTATTTCCAAGTGGAACCATTGCGGTTGAAAGAGCATTATATCTTCTCATACGCAATGTTGTGCCGCCATTTCTTGGCATACTTTTTTTCATAGCAGCCAATTTATGAATAAGGCTAGGCACAGGCACGCTTAGCAACTTATAGCTAAAGCTTTGCTGAACTGGTGATGGTAGCAATGTTGTTGTGGTTATTGCCATTAGATTTCCTTAAGTTATAAATGAATATTTATACACCTTAAGCTGGACGAAACTTATGTACAGTCCATGGATTGGCGAAGTCCATACAGCCATAAAAGTAAAAGGTAGCGACTCTTTTATTTACGCTACGTATAAGAATAACACAGTGATATAAATTTTTGATAAAAAGAATTAAAGAGACCTGTTATATATCACACACATATATAACAGGCCATTACCTCGGAAAAAGGTTATGAAATATTAATGTCCTTTGCTTGCTTCATTCATTTCTTTCCAAAGTTGTGATTTAAGTTCTGGAGTTAATCCTTGAGCAAACATGTTTGTTTTATGTAATGGAGAATCTCCTTGTTGTGATGAAACTGCAGCAAGTGGCCTTGGTTTTAAACTATTTCTTTGAGCAAGTTCTCTATCATTATTAAAACTATCTTCTACATAAATACCAAGCTTTTTAATCATTTTATAAGCAGAGACTGCTTTTGTATAAATGTCTTGATTGCTTGCTATAGTATCAGAAAGCTCTGGCTCTAATTCACGCAACTTTTTAATATTATCTACGCTAACTACTTTATCGAAATCTGAGTATTGTGTTTTAAGTTTTGTCTCTGTTGAAGTTAACATTGCTTGTTGTTGATATCTTTTAAATTCTTCTTGTTGTTTCTTTAATTGCTTCTGAAGTTTCCTATAATGCTTACCCTCAAAAAGATCATCATCACCAATATTTATTTCAATATCATCATCAGGATTAGGCTGTTGTTCTTTTTGCTGTTGCATTCTTTTATATTCATAGAGTTCTCTTTCAAGTCTCTCTTTTTCTTCTCTTAGATTACGAAAATTTATCTGTTGCGATGATTCTTTTGGTTCTTCTTTAGGAACTTGTTGTTGTTCTACAACTTCTTCAACACTGGTGTTGACAACACTGGTGTTGTCTATACTGGTCTCGTCTATACTGGTCTCGTCTATACTGGTTTCGTCAGGCAATGGTGGCATAGCTATTTCTTTTTCTTCCATTAATTTCCCTTAATTAATTCTGGAGTATCTTTTTTTTCTCCGTTTAGTTTTTTAGCAACTTTAAAAAGAGATCCATCTGCAAACTTTAAAACCCAAGATAGTAATTCCCATTGTGAAATATCTACTTGATGCGGATTATTAGTCATAAATTTACAGGTCTCTTTATCGGGAATTACCCAGATAAACTCTAACTTATCATCTTTTTTATTATATTTATAAACAACTTGATCATAATCTGGGGTTGGGCATGAAATTCTTCCAAAAAAATAATGCCTAATAACATTCTTCATAAGGCGTTCTTTTTTTGTAATGACAATAACATAAAAATCATTAGGAAATATCTTCTTATGCTTCTCTAAACATTCAATTATTTGTGGCTCATATTTTTCTGATTGCGCTTGTGCTTGTTCTGCTGAACTATGATCATTGTAATCATCTTTTAATTGCAGTTCTCTTGAAAAAGAGCCTACTGTATTTTTCTTTTTCTTTATTTTCTTTTTTTGAGTCATTTAACTTCTTTTAGATTTTTCATTTTTAAACCTAACGCTTTTATTATATTACCTAGGTGTTCAAAATCAGTCCAATCTAAACGATACTTTTCATTAACAAGGATATGTTCAATCTGCTTCCAATCTTCTCTTAAATCACTTACCTTTTGTTCAGGCTTGTATAATGATTGACCTTCTTCAAAAGGAATATTCCAGAAAGTGGTAAAATTAAAATCTAAATCTTCTTTGATTTCATCCAATAATGTATTAGTTATAAATTGAATATCTTTTGTTTTAATATTCATTTTAAAGTCCAACCATTAAACCCGTTTATACACAATCGCATTGTCTGAACCTTTAAAAAGCTTATATGTATAAACGTCTAGCGCAGCCTGTTTCATATCTTTTTCATAAACAGGAGTCTTATCAAAATAATTGTGAACAATTTTTACATCTTGATTTTTAGAACAACCACCGAAAAATAAAATAGCTCCTGTAGATATAGCAACAAAAGCTATTACATTATATTTGTTTATCTTCTTTTTCATCTTTTCCCTCGTTGTTTTTTGTTAATAAATTCAAAGTAACGTCTTCAACAATATCAAATGTATCCTCTATAATGTCTTCTATAATATCCATGTCAGTTTCTTTTGATTTATCATCTACACCAGTGTCGTCATTTTCTACATTAGGATATATATGTAATATTTTATGGATAATATTAAATGTATCGGTTTTATTACATCCTATAAAAAAAAATAAAGACAATATACATGCTGCAATATATATCTTTTTCATATCATATTCCTTTTAAAAATAAACGGGAGGCAAGAAATTTAAAAAAACTTACCTCCCGTCAAAGCAGTTTATGAAAATATCAAATAGATAGTCTATTCTTGACTTGTCTTTTTATTCTTTTTGTTTCTCTTTTTTTGCATATTACTAGGTGTTCCTAGAATAGAATAGACAATATTACTAGCTTTTTTATTGGTTCTAGGCATTACAGGCATTTTAGAACTTTTCTGGTTTTAGGTTACCCATTTTTTTAGCGTTATCGAACTTCATATCGCTATCTATGCCGCTTAACCCATCATTTAAGTTTTCTGGAAGATATCCTGGTGATTTTGGGTAAGGTTTCATGATAGATTGTTGAGGCATATTTGCTTGAGCATTCATATCTTTCTTGATCATGCCGTCTTTTCCATCATAGTATCTTTTTTTTGCCATTTTATTGGTCCTTTCACGGAAACTGCATCTTCTAGACTGGTCTCGTTGAGACTGGTCTCGTTGAGATGCAAGGTTAAAAACCTCTATCCAACCATTGGCTAGAGTCTCTTCAAAATTCCTCCATAAAAAAGGAATGTAGATTGTCTATTTAATAATTTTCGACTGCATCTCTCCAATTTTTTCATTTAATCCTGGCTCTTGGTCAACAACTTTATTTTCTTCTTTAAGAGATTGTGAAACTCTTATCATCTGTTCAATTTGTGCAATATCCATTGAGTCCATTTCTTTAATTGCTTTCACAATATCTAATAATGCAATTGCTCTATCTTTAGTTGCTTCTGCTCTACGTTCAACTGCAAGCGCTTGGTTTTCTTTGATTCTGCTAAGTCTTTCAAGTCCAAGGCCTTCATCGGCAGTTGCTCTTGCATTGGCAAGATTAGTACGGGCTTCTTGTTCTTGTAGTGCTGTTTTAAGTTGTAGTTCCTGCATTTGTTGTGCTGCTTGTTTTTCTTGCTCGATAGATTCTATAAGTTCTTTTTTATTTTGTATAGTTGCTGCTTCAATAATAACATCATCAGGAATCGGAATGCCAATTTCTTTTAATTGTAATAATTGAGCGTATTGCATTTGTCTTTGTGTTGTTGTATTTAATCCGTCTTCTACAGCAGCGTCATATTTACCGAATGCTTTATGATAAAATTGTGGAGATGGTTCTTGCTCTATTATTCTTTTTACTTTGCCAGGAGTGAAATTTGTTTGTATAAGGTCTAATACTATACGTCCCAGTAACTTCTGAGAGTAATCTAAATTATCAAATAGACCTTGAAGGGTTGTAAGACCTGCTCCTTGGCGAAGCATTGCAAGGACTCCAGCTTTATCATCCATTGCTGAACCAAGAAGTTCTTCATTAACACCTGATATTTCTTGAACTTCTTTTGCAAGAATTTCTGAAAGTTGAATCATTGAAGTAGGAACTTGTGGTGGCATAATTTGTTCAACGTCAGACATATTGGCATCTGCTTTTATTGCAAGGCCTCTTCCTTGACCAGAAAGAAAAGCATCTTTTGGATTAACTAATGAATTTTCTTTATATTTCCATCCAGAATTTATTTGACTTTCAAGAATATCTAATTCTATTACTTTTCTTCTATTATAAAGGAACTGTGCATCACGCAATCCACGTACCATTCCTTGTATTCGTTTATCAAAATGAGGCATATTTGGTCTAAAGTATCCGAACACAGGAACAAAAGGATATGAGTCTATACCCATTGGATTAGGACCATCATACATGACAACATTTTGCACAACTATTGCTACTTTAACTGTTGGTACTTCTTGTTCTATAAGAATGACTTGCGGATATATTCGCAAAAACTCTGCCAACGATTCGTTTTTTTCTGTTTTCCATTCCATCGCCTCACCAGTTTGCGTATCAACAAGCATTTGTTGTTTACGGTAGTCTTTATAATAAAATTCGTCATAGGTGAGAAGATTTTTAGGACCAGAATTACTGCTTTCTGGTAAAAACTCAAACTTTCCATCTTGGTTATCTCTCCCTTTCATCAAAGATATATCTTCTTCTCTCTCTGGAAGAAGTGATATACATTCTCTTGGAGTTAAATATGAACGCTTCCAAATTGCGTTACAGTCTGAGAGATCTTGTTTCTTAAAATATGGATCCATTAAAAAACTATTGTAACTACAGTTATCTATTTTAATATCACCTGATATTGGATCAGATCTATAATCCATCCAAACCTGTAAAAGGTTAAGACCAGTAACAAGAGCACCTTCAAAAGCGTCTGAAATAGTATGTAACATTCCTTCTTGCTGATTGATCCAATAAATTATTTTAGTAAATTGATCTGCTGATTGATCGTCTGAGTTTTCAACTGGTGTTATGATTGTTGACTTTCTATTGCGTCGTTGATGACCAGCAACCATATTTACAACTCTTTTTATTCTATTGAAGTTGAATTGTTTTCGTTGAGAAAGTGGTAAATTACCGTAAATATCATTCCAAAGTGTTTGATCACCAGCTTCAAATCTTGTATCTGTATCTGCTTCCATCCAGAAAGATTGGTTAATCGTAATGCTATCAGCATAGAACTGATTCATCTTGTTTAAAATTGCCTTGTTGTTGTCAGAATAATACTGTGGGTCAGCTTTAAACAATGCCATATTTTTTACCCTCTTTATCCTTTTTGCCTACATAGGCTTTTATTTTACTAGGCGCCTTGACCAAAGAGACTAGTCTTAAGGAGATGTTAGACGCCCAGCGAAGAAAAGATCTTATTATTTTAATTTTACTAAATTAGTATAGCAAGGATCTAATATTCTTACCTAAAAAATGGAGGTAAATTACTTTCTACTCCATAAATAGCTTCATTGCGAATGCGATCAAGGTCAGTTGCCGATAATCCATCTTTTGTACTAGGTAGTGAAATCGAGAGATATCTCATAGCGTCACAGTTTGAGACCAAATAACCATTGATGTAATAACAGTTATCATGCTCAACTGTTAAATCGTATACCTCTTTTGGTGTATCTAGATTGTATAATTCCACACTCTTTACCACATGTTTTTTTGATAGCATATTTATCACACTCAAACTCTTTACTGCAAATAGTATAAATCCTTTTTTCAAAATGTGTTGTATGTCCACTTTTTCCGGTATATGATGTTCCATTATCTTTTCTTCCTGATCATCCCATATAATATTTTGACGCATTCCATCTATAAATGTATCCATTAAGCATGACTTGTTTTTCATCTTCAGAGATAAGATAGTCTTCTTAAATCCTTTTATACCTCGTTCCCCTATATAATATCCAAATATCTTTTTCCATAAAAAACTCCTAATTTTGCTATAAGGCTCTAAAGTGTCGTTATAGCTCAAAGAATCTGCAGAAGTCAATAAGTCTTGCGTAAAGATATTATGATCTGGAGTACATATTATATTATTATTAATATTGCACATCTCATTTGTTAATTTTTTATGTACTTTTAAAACCTTTCTTTTTCCAAGTGGTGTTAAAATATATTGACCTTCTTTTATGTTTTTTATTTTTATATTTCCATCTGGTGTAGTTACGTTCATATTTCCATCAAAACAAAAATGACTTGACCAGTCATGCAAAGGTCGTGGCTTATACACTCTTTTTTTATTATCAAACTCTTGTCTATAGTTATTGAGAGACTTGAGGAGTTTTTCACATTTTTGCTCGTCTATCCACATTTTTGGCAGCGTTGAACGTACTGATTCAATACCATCTTCAATAGAAATACTTGGAGCAATTGTAAACTGTATACCAAGTTGCTTTGCTTTTTCAAGACGCGTCATTCCTGAGCCAAATTCTTTTACTCCAATATCATGAGGAGCAATGTGTTTCCCATAAATGTAATCTTTTTGGTTTAATATTTTTGCGTAGTGTTCAAGACCTTCTTTTGATTTTTCATAACAATCTATTATGCGGATAGTTTGACCTACAGTTTGAAAAAATATAATTGTTGTTGAATCTCTTACTCCAAGATCCCACGCTGTATGCACCTTGAACCCTGGTTCGTATGGCACTTGGCCTATTTGATTATTAAGTCTCATTTTGTCTAAGTATTTGGTGTAATAAGCTCCCTCTACCCCTAAAGAGAAAGATGTATAAAATTCTTGCTGGATAAGGTCTTCAGACATAAGGCCTTCAGCTCTTTCACGTTCTATCTCTATAAGTGGAATATGTTTTGTATCATTGAGTGTTAGTTTATGTGCAAACCAGTCTGGATGATTCAAAGCTATCTGGTAGAGTTCATAGAATGAGTTGCGGCCGCGGGGCGTGCTCACAAAAATACACCACCCATCGTTCGCCGAAAGAATGGGTCTGAGAAATTGATATGCACGTGGATCTTGTATTGCATACTCACTGAAAACACAGCCGTAAGGGTTGGTTCCAACAAGTGAATTGTAATTTTCTGAACCAATAAGCTGAAGAATAGAACCATTTGTAAATGTAATCTTAAGCTCTTGAGAATTTTTAGATTTTATGAGTTCATCAGGTATAAAGTCATGGAATGTTTTGCCGTCATTTGTTATAGAATCCCATATTACTTTCTTAGCCTGTGCATAAGTTGGGAATATATAATATACAATGCAGACCTTTTTGATACATTGTCGTACGCATAAGTTCCACACTGTAATATCTTTACCTGAGTTATGAACAAGATAACCGTTTGCAAAAAAGTTATGGTTACTTTTTGTTTCGATATCGTATGTTTCAGTAAATGTATGATTATATTTTTTTATTGCAGCGCTATTGTAACAACCTGCTTCAATGGTACGTTTCTTATTAAATCTTTTGCTATTTAATAACGCTTCTTGTTGTTTTGTTTCTTTACCGTAAATTCTTCCATTCGATAAAAGTTTAAATATTTGCGGACCTTGACTTATTCTAACTTTCCAATTTGAGTTTCTTTCAAGTTTTAGTTCCTGAGAAATAATTCCAATTTTACGCAATAACCAGTAAGTATCGTAAGCCAGTTGTTTACTAAGGCCACAATGAATTGTTATTTCAGATGAAGCAAGAATGTTTCTTTCTCTGCCATTTATATCATTAAATTTTCTATCTTTTTTATGAGTGTGTATTGAACCATCTGCTGATATTACACCTGCTAAATATCTTAATATTGACTCTTCGTCATAGTTAAAAACTTCAGGATGTATTCTTTTTTTTGATTTAGGAACATCCAGTCCAACGTTTCTAAAAAATTCTTTTACTTTGTTTTTTGTATATCCACCACCTTTAGTTCCGTTAGATATACCAAGATCAAATCCATTTCCTTTCTTACGCCATATAACATCATAATTAAAGACTTTTTTAATTAAAAATTCTGCTCTTTTTAATATATCAATATTTACATTGGTAAATATTGGTTGTTGGTATCCAGATATATATCCGTTATGAGTTAATAGTCCTAATAATTCTGCCTTTAGCGTGCAATTAATATTTCCAGGAATGCCGGCATATTGATAAATTTTATTTTGATTTGATAAATTACATGCTTTTTTCCAACCGATTGAGTTTTTATATTTAACGGCGAACAAATGATCTTCGGTTGTTTCTATAGGCAAAAAAGAAGATGACTTTAAAGAAAATGTTTTCTTTTTTCCTGTTTTCCAGCAATCTTTTACTGTATCTACAGAAATCTTTTTACCATTAAAAGAAAGGATTCTATCTCCTGTCTTTACATCTTGTATCTTTTTAACAGATCCATTTTCCATTAATATATCTGTATCAACTGCAAGACATCTTCGAGGCCAAATTGCAACTATCTTTTTGTATCCTTTGTTCTCTAAAGCATCGCATAAAGGTTTTTGATATTCTCTTGGAACAAATGAATTTAGAACTCGCCTGCTTTCATAGTTCATTCTTTATCTTCTAGGATTTCACCTATTTCTTCGATCTTAGCTGTTGTTAATTTCATAAAACTGTTTATTTGCTTTGCTACAGTTTCATCCTTGTCGTGTAATCCTTTTTCCAATTCATATATATATGAGCTAATTTCATTGCAGTATTCTTCTACTTGATCAACTCTTGCGTGTAGTCTTTTAAGATTTCTATAAAGTTCTTTATCCATTCTTATCCTTTGGCTTTTCAGGTACCAACTTAGAATCTGGAAATTTTGGCAGTATCCATTGTATGTTTGCTTGTTGTGTTTTTTGGTCTGCTTCTTGTTTAAGTTTTGATCTCCATTCTTCTGATTTCTTCCATTCTGGATCGTAATTTATCATGACAGGTTTTATCATTGCAGGATCATATTCTCTTTTGATTGCACCTTTTTCTCTGCGTGATCCAATTAGAAATTTTGCATCTTCAACTGATTCTTTAAGAATAGTATGTTTTTTAGCCCATTTCTGAGCTGTTGAGATTCTTATTCCTTTATCATAAAAGAAATCTCTTAAAATGAGAGCACTTGGATCATTTTTTGCCCACTCTATTAGTTCTTGAGATATTTTATCTATAAAACTTTCAGGTACTGGTTTCATCTTCATAGTGAATAGATCGCGGTATTGGTCATAATAATGATACTCACTTTTTTTACTAGGCTTTTTTTTGTGAGTATGCTTAATAGATTGGCGTTCTGATATCTTACCAGCTGTTTTTTTGTCAGGGCATTTGTGGGTTTTTGACAATGCCATTCATTTCTCCTTTAAAGATACAAGTATCGCCGAGAGGTTCTTGCGTAACTTCTTTTATAATTACTTCAGTTTTATTTTTATCACCATAACACTTAATGGCATCTATTTTATATATATAAGCATCGTCGGCATATATAACATTAGACATTACGTCGAGAATAAATTTTAAAAGATTGTCCAAGTCTGGACGATGAGTATAAAAGAATCCTTTTCCTTTTTTAGCCTGTTTTGATTTTGGGAGTTTGAATTGAAATATTATGTTGATAGCTATTGGACCACAAAAAAGAGATTCATTGAGTGATGTGATATTAGTGATTTGTTGTTTTATAAGCATTTGGCAGTATCGTTTTTCTTGTATTTGTGGATCATATGTTTTGTTATTTTTTGTATGGCGATGTCTTTTAAGAGCGATTGGTCGTTCATTTATTATAAAAGATATTTTTCTACTCAACGATACTTGTCTCATAGTCCTGCCTTTTTTTTAAGCATGTCTACATATTTTTTTGGCATAATACGATCACCTTTTTGGTATACATAACCGCCATAATAAAAAGCTATAGATCTTTTAAGATCTGCGAGTTGCATTGGACACATACTACAAGATGGAGTCTTAGTTCGTCTGTGTTCTCTCTGTTGGTTATTATCTGGAAATGGATCAAACTTATTCATACTAGCCTTTCTGTGTTCGCTATTAAGTATAGCACTTCTAGGTTTACTTTCTATACTACCTGAATTATATACACCCCTTTTCAGGTCTTTCTTTTCTTTAGGTATATATTTTGTGTGTGTGTGTGCAAATAACAACTTTTTATTTTTTTCTGAAAAAAAAGTTGGTGGGAGCACCCACGAATTGGA